ATATCAGCCAATAAATGATGCACCGGATGTTTCAATCGGTATTTTATTACCAATGAATAAGTCCGCGGATAAATATCAGTCAGGATTAAACGCACTAAAAGGAACATCGGGTAATCCAAATGGTCCTATACAAGGCCAACAATATAATACTAAGCCTGGGAGTGGAGGTAGTGTATTTGCATTATCATATACAACTGAAGATCAGGCTATTAGCAATTTAAAAAATTTATTACTTACATATAAAGGTGAAAGAATAATGCAACCTGAATTTGGCACATTGATTAGAAAAAGTATATTTCAGCCTAATACAGAAACATTAGTAGAATTCTTAAGAGAATCAATATCAAATGATATTAGTCGCTGGTTACCTTATATTCTCATTGATTCAATTGATATTAATCGACGTATTGATCAAATGGCTATAGACTTTTCATTACGGTTTAGAGTAGGTAAAACGGGAGTAAATCGAGTAATAAATATATTAGCTCAAGAAAATGAAATATCGATAATAAGTGAAGATGTAGAAATAGAAACTATGCAACTTACACAAGTAAGTTCATTTTCTACAAGTTTAGGAGCATCAGGATACTAATAGGGATATAATTATGGCAAATCAAATAAAAAAAGATGTACGTTATTTAGGAAAAGATTTTAGTCAATTTAGACAAAATTTGATTACATTTGCTAAACAATATTTTCCAGGCACATATCAAGATTTTAATGAATCTTCTCCTGGTATGATGTTTATTGAAATGGCATCATATGTAGGCGATGTCTTATCATATTATACAGATCAATCATTTCGTGAATCGATATTATCAGGAGCTCAAGAAGAAGCTAACATTTTAATGTTATCTCAGATGTTCGGATATAAGCCAAAATTAAATTCGCCGGCACGTGCCGATCTTGAGGTGTACCAACTAGTACCGGCATTAGGAACCGGTGCAAATGCATCACCTGATTATAGATATGCATTATCTATAGAAAATGGAATGCAAGTATCAACAGAAACAGGAGTTATGTTTAGAACAACTCAAAATTTAGATTTTAATGATAATCCAGATGTCTCAGTATATGAAATAGATAGTTCAGGTAATGTAACACATTATTTATTAAAAAAGCAAGTGCAAGTAGTATCTGGAGAAGTATTAACAAGAGAATTTGAATTTAATGATCCTAAACAATATGATAAAATTTTACTTCCGGAAAATAATATTTTAGAAATCTTATCATGTAAGAGTGATACTGGTCAATCATGGCGTGAAGTAGATTATTTAGCTCAAGATACTGTATTTGAAGATATAGCAAATATACCATTTAATGATGACACATTATCCGTATATCGTAGTACAGTACCATATATTTTAAAATTAAGACGTACTCCTAGAAGATTTGTGACAAGAATAAGAGAGGATTTACGTACAGAATTACAATTCGGTGCTGGTATATCATCTGATGCGGATGAAGAAATTATTCCAAATCCAAAAAATGTAGGCGCAGGATTAGAATATTTAAGAAGAACGACTACATCTAATATAGATCCAACAAATTTTTTAGCAACAAGTACATATGGTTTGGCTCCTAATAATGAAATATTAACTATTAAATATACAATAGGCGGTGGAGTTTCTGAAAATGTAGGTTCTAATACTATAATTAATATTGATGAAGTTACATATATGAATGATAATAGCACTGTTGATTTGACAGATACAAAAGTCACAGTAGCCGTAAATAATCCTAATCCTGCTACTGGAGGTAAATCTAAAGAAAATATCGATAGTATTCGTCAAAATGCAATGGCTAGTTTTGCAGCACAGAATCGAGCAATAACTAGAGAAGATTATATTGCAAGAACATATGCCATGCCAGCACGGTTTGGAAGTGTTGCTAAAGCATATATAGTACCAGATACTCAATTAAATGCAGCTGATATTGAATATCCTAGAGAGACAATATCTAATCCATTAGCATTAAATTTATATGTATTAACGTATGATGTTAATGGGAATTTTACTGGAACTAATCCTGCATTACAAGAAAATTTAAAAACATATTTGAGTCAATTTAGAATGTTAACTGATGCAATAAACATTAAAGATGCATTTATAGTAAATATTGGAGTAGAATTTGATGTTATTCCTAAACCATTCGCGAATAGTAATGAAGTAATTGCAAATTGTATTTCAAGATTACAAATTGTATTATCTAATGAAAGAATGCAAATAAATGGAAGTTTAGGTATTTCTGAATTAATAGCTGAACTCGATCGAGTTGATGGTGTACAAAGTGTTCCATCATTAACTATAAAAAATATATCTACTTCTGGATATTCAAATGTTGAATATGATATAGAAGCAGCAACAAAAAATAATATTATTTATCCATCATTAGACCCTTGTGTATTTGAAATAAAATATCCAGCAACAGATATAAAAGGTCGAATTGTAAAACCATAGATGACTCATGTATAGAATATATTACGCAGAAAGAGATACTACATTATACGAAAAATTTCCAGAACAAAATACTGGTATTGATCAGATATTAGAACTTACAAAAATTGCATCAGGTTCTAAACTTAATGGTATAATACAATCAAAAACATTTAACAGTAGAATATTAATTGATTTTGGTTCTGAATTAACAAAATTATCATCATCAATTCATAGCGGAGAGATACCAAGAATAGGAAATCATAAATTATCATCGTCAGTATTTTTAAGTCTAAAAGCATCTGATGCATCTGATTTATTGCAGTCTTATACTATAGAAGCTTATCCAGTATCTGAATCATGGGAAAATGGTAATGGATTCTTTTCAGATGACCCTATTAATAGAGTTGGAGCATCATGGTTTCATCGATCAGGTGACGCTAGCTTAGGCAGTGCAAGAGATTGGGATACAGGTTCTGCTCATAGTTCAAATGAATTAGGTGCTACCGAAACATTTGGCGGTGGTACATGGGTAACTGGATCTGAATTTGAAGCTTCTCAGTCATTTCAAAATGAATCACCAGATATTAAAATGAATGTAAGTGATATTGTACAAAAAATGTTTAATGGATCAGTAACTAATAATGGATTTATAATTAAACGACGTCATTCTGACGAAATTGATGATGAAGTGCGAGGAAATTTAAAATTCTTTGGTAGAGAATCTCATACAATATTTGTTCCAAAATTAGAAGTATGTTATGATGATTCTGATCTATCTGGAAATGTATCTATAATATCATCTGATACTTATGTTCCATATTTCAAAAATATAAAAGCAGAATATAGAAGATCAGAAATTGCAAAATTTAGAGTTGGAGTACGTCCGGAGTTTCCAAACAAATCTTTTGTTACTGAATCATTCTTTTTAACAGGGGAAAGATTGCCGTTATCTAGTTCTTATTCAATTATCGATTCAGTAACAAATGAAACAATTATTCCATTTACAGAAATTAATGAAGAGTTTGTAAATTCAAAAACAAAAATTTCTTCTGATGATCTCGGAAGTTATTTTAAATTAAGAATGGATTCATTTATGCCTGAACGATATTATAAAATTATGTTAAAAATGATAAGAAATGATAAAGGTGATACTCAAACATTTGATGATTTTTATTTTAAAGTAGTAAACTAATATGGCACAAACATTAACATACGAAGAACAATTACAATTATATGAATCTCAACTTCAGACATATGGAGAATTGCGACCTTTATTATTATCAGTAATGAGGTCACAGTATCCAGAAATATATGCATCTGGACAGTTATTAACTACTCCGCCACCGGAGGCACCTATTAAGCCACCAATTCCTATGATTGCTAGAGATCCTAACTCAGAGCATATACAAATAAATGTCATCAATGATACACCTAGATATTCTTCATATGGATTAAGTAACACAACTCCAAGAAATCTTTCATTGTCTAGTATTGATACATCATTTTCATATTTTGAAGATACTCCGGCTACAGCACCACCTCCGCCGCCTCCAAATACAACGACTGGCGAATTTATTACATTACAAGAAATCAACTTAACAGATGTGCATGCTGCTTATCTAGAAAGAGGTCCGCAATTATTAGGAGAAATAAATCCGGAGACTAATGAAATATATTCAACAAATGATATATTTTGTATTTTTTATATTGATAATGGAGTTGCATTTCCTATACCAAATTATCAATCATTAGAAGTAATGTTAGTTGAACAAAGTAAAACATATGAATATATAACAGTTGCAACAGAAGAAGATAAAGAATTATATGATTTAGTATTTGAAGGAATTGTAAAAGGTCAAGAAAATAATCTTACTCCTGTACAAGAATTTGAAATAAGGAAAATGCCAGATCGAATTAATTCATGGAATTTACAAATTCGTTACGATTCAGGATATAAACCAAAAGCTCCATTCGTAAGAGATCCAGCAGATTATTATGATCCGACACAAGAAAATTCATATTTAGAAAATGTATTTCAAGGTCAAACATATCTAGAAAAATTACGAGAACAATTTGAAGGTAAGGCAATTGTTTTAAATGCAACATTTAATGATTCAGGAGATGTAGATGGCTCTGATGTTGGGACTATTCGTGTAATGATTAATGGTTATTGGAAATCAATATTTGATCATAATGTTTTAAGGAGATATAATATTTTAAACAATTATGGAGCTACTTTAAATAGTGATTTAGTAAGATGTGTAGACGGATTAAATAAAGTTAAAGGTATTACTATATTACAAGATGATGGAAATAATTCGGCAGTATGGAATCAGTTTCCGCATATTAAACAGATTAATTTTTTAGATGCCGATGAATATGAAAACTATTATGGAAGAACTAATGGAGGGAATCCTTTCAATCTAGAAATTTTACAACCATATGAACCAGCTGGTTCTGTAAAATATTATACGTCAGCTGAAACATCAGAACTACAAGCTCAACTGATAGAAGAACT